GATTCGAAACGGCAGCAGAGGCAAAGGAAAGGGCTGGGAAATGAGTGGATTTAATTTTGGACGCACCGGTAACGCCAAGGCAAAGCTTCAGGCCCTGGGCCGGCTCAAAACCGGGCAGATGAATAAAACCGAAGAGGCGTATGCAAACACCCTGCGTCAGCGGCAGAACGCCGGAGAGGTTGCATGGTTCAAGTTCGAGGGTGTGAAGCTTCGCTTGGCGGACAACACGTTTTACTCGCCCGATTTTGCGGTGATGCTGGCCGATGGGCAGATGGAAATGCACGAGGTCAAGGGCCACTGGATGGATGATGCCCGGGCAAAGATAAAAATCGCCTCAGACCTGTACCCCTTCCGATTTGTGGCAGTGAAGGTACAGACGAAAAAGGCCGGCGGCGGCTGGCAGGTCGAAGAGTTTTAACCAGGCTGGTATCGGTGTGAAAGAAGGGATGACATGGAACCATCGCAGGCACTACAGCATTGGGCAAAGTGGGCGGTTGATACCGGAAACTGGCGCAGAACCTGTGCTGGCATCGAAAAGCACTACGCGAGCAACCCAGAGAGATACGTCCATCCGGAAGATGCAGAGAAGCGATTGCGGGAGCGCTATGACGTCGCCACCGGTGAGAAAGTCGAATGGCTGATCAACTGCATGCCAGATGCCGAAAAATGCGCTATGCGTGCTCTGTACATCCATTACCCGCATCTCGCCGACGAGGATATTGCACGCCGAATTGGCATGTCCAAGGCCAGCTACGAGGCACTGAGCCTGACCGCGCACGGGCGATTTGGCCGTATGTGGCGGGAAGAGCATCTGGTGGCCGCATGAAACGCCCGCGTAATGGTGGATTGGCTTGCCGCTTGACCGATGCCCTGGCTGATTCGCCTCGTCCTCTGCTGCTGGGTGAGATTGAATCGATGCTGGATTTTGAGTATGACGCCGCTGAAATTATGAGCGCCCTGGTGAAGCTACTGAGGTCCGGCAGGGTTAAGACCTCACTCAAGGAGCGGGATGGTCCTGGGCGGCGCGTGGCAAAAGCCTATTCGCTGGCGGAAACCGATCTAGGCTTGTAAGTGCGATTTCGGCATATATGCCAACTGACCCAGGCTATTCCAATAAAACCGGGGGTTTGGTATCTTGACGGTGTGACGCGATAACTGCGTCCGATGAATATAGGCCCCGCAAAAATGCGGGGCTTTTTGCGTTTCTGGAGCCGATCATGCACATGGAACATTGCAAACCTGTTGAGGATGCCGCGTGGTTGCACGAGGGCCAGCATGTGCTGATGGCGACAAAGCGCGCCGCTGTGGTTAAGACCATCAAGGCCACAACCATCCTGTTTCAGTATCTCGGGTCTAACCGATCCGACGATTTCATTGAGGTGCCCAGGCACCGCATTCCCGAGTTCGTTCGTATTTAACCATCACGCCGAGGAGGCGAATGCCTCATGGCAAACCTGACAAAGCTGACACCTGAAAAGGCCGCGAGATTCCTAGAGGTCCTGGCTGACACGGCAAACGTCACCAAGGCCGCGAAAACCATTCGCATGGCTCGGGCATACCTGTACCAGCTCAAAGCCAAGGACAAGCGTTTCTGTGCCGCCTGGAACGAGGCTGTAAAGCACGGTACCGCCGCGCTTGAAGATGAGGCCGCTCGCCGGGCGATGGAAGGTACGCTGAAGCCGGTTTTCTACAAGGGCGAGAAGTGCGGGACGATTCGAGAGTACAGCGACACGCTGCTGATCTTCCTGCTGAAAGCGCGGGACCCTGAGAAATACACCGACCGGGTTAAGCAGGAGCTTACAGGCAAGGATGGCGGGCCATTGCAAAGTGTGGCGGTCGCCACCAACGACCCCATGGAAGCCGCCAAGATATACCAGGACATGATGAAGAGCTGACATGCCAATCCCGTTTCCATTCGACTTTCGAGCGCCGGACTATGTGCAGGTGTTCGAGTGGAGGGTGGAGCGGCTTAAGCGCATTCGGGCAAATCCTGGTGCGCTGCCAAGCCTCAAAGCGTATTACCGCGACCACCCGGCACAGTTCATCATCGACTGGGGGATGACGTTTGACCCTCGCAATGTTGAACGTGGCCTGCCGGCCAGCATCCCGTTTCTGCTGTTCCCGAAGCAGGAGGAGTGGTGCGAGTGGTTTATGGAGCGCTGGAAATCGCGAGAGCCAGGCCTGACCGAGAAAACGCGGGACATGGGTATGTCCTGGCTGACTATTGCGCTGGCCGATACGGTTTGCCTCTTCAATCATGGAGTGGTGGCTGGGTTCGGCAGCCGTAAGGAAGAGTACGTAGACAAGATCGGCGCGCCAAAGTCGCTATTTTGGAAGGCCCGGCAGTTCATGCAAATGCTGCCGCCTGAGTTTCGTGGTAGCTGGGACATCAACCGACATGCCCCGCACATGCGGATCATGTTTCCTGACACAGATTCAGTGATTACGGGCGAGTCTGGTGACGGCATCGGCCGTGGTGACCGCTCATCGTTTTACATCGTTGATGAGTCGGCATTCCTTGAGCGTCCACAGCTTGTGGATGCCTCGCTGTCCGCCACCACCAACTGCAGGCAGGACATCAGTACCCCGAACGGCATGGGCAATCCATTCGCCCAGAAGCGATTCGGCGGGAAGATCAAGGTTTTCACCTTCCACTGGCGCGATGACCCACGCAAAGACGACGCCTGGTACGACAAGCAATGCGACGAACTGGATGCTGTCACTGTGGCGCAAGAAATCGACATCAACTATTCGGCCTCGGTCGAGGGTGTTGTGATTCCATCCGCTTGGGTGCAGGCGGCCATCGGCGCGCACATCAAGCTGGGTATTGAACCAACAGGCATGCGCCGTGGCGCACTGGACGTGGCAGACGAGGGTAAGGACAAGAACGCATTTGCAGGGCGGTATGGGTTCTTGTTGGAGCACATAGAGGCATGGTCAGGGAAAGGCAGTGACATATTCGAGTCGGTGGTTAAAGCATTCTCTATTTGTGACGAATGGCGCTATGACGGATTCGATTTTGATTCTGATGGTCTTGGTTCTGGTGTGCGCGGTGATGCTCGCGTCATCAATGATGAGCGCAAGAAAGAGGGTGTCCGACAGATTGACGTGCAGCCTTTCCGTGGTTCTGGTGCTGTACAGGACCCAGAAGGTGAAATGGTTAAGGATCGCAAGAACAAAGACTTGTTTGATAACGCTAAAGCTCAAGCCTGGTGGTCGTTGCGAATCTTGTTCCGCAATACCTATCGCGCAGTTGTTGAGGGTAAGGCATTTGACCAGGTTGAAATCATCTCGATTGATCCTGGGTTAAAAGAACTCGTCCCTCTGAGTATGGAGCTGTCTCAGCCAACGTACACGACAAACAAGGTCGGCAAGATCGTAATTAATAAGGCACCGGACGGAACCAAATCGCCAAACCTTGCTGATGCCGTAATGATTTGTTTCTGCCCTGAGCTTGGCAACAACTCCGGCTTAATGGGTTATTACCACAACATGATGCAGCGACAACAATTGCAAGGATAGGACTATGACACACCGCGTTATGCCGCCGTCGAGCGGTTTCTACAATCCGATTACCGTGAATGGTGCCACCTACTCCTGCGCGGCAAACGGCACGCTTGATGTGCCCGATCATGTTGCTGATGTGATGGTCGCTAACGGCTGGGTGCGCTGCGGCGACACCGGGGCAAACACCACCGCCAACCGACCGGCAAACCCCAGGGTCGGCCAAACGTTCCTTGATACCACGCTGGGCTACGTCATCAAATGGGATGGCAAGGCCTGGCGCAACCCTGTTACCGGAGTGGCGGTGTAATCCATGACAATGCCAAAAGGAGCCGCAAAATCGACAGCACTCGACCCCGGGTTGATTGCGCGGGTCGCTGCTGGCGTCCGGTATGCGCTTACCGGAAATGCCCCGTCCTGGTTCGGCCCAGAGCAACCGCTTGCCCCTGTTACCTCTCCGCAGGAACAGCCGAGCGTGCAAGGTCGTCAGCTCGATTACATGGTCGGGTTCAACACCCAGACGCAGCCGCGCCAGAATGAAGCGGTCAGCTTCGAGCAGATGCGCAATCTTGCTGATGGCTATGACCTGTTGCGGCTGGTGATCGAGACACGCAAGGACCAGCTGGCTGCGTTGAAATGGACAGTCAAGCCCAAGGACGAGAAACAGAAAGCAGACAAGCGCTGCGCTGACCTGATTGCTTTTCTGGAGTTTCCAGACCAAGAGCACAGTTGGGATGACTGGCTGCGCATGGTTCTGGAAGACCTGTTCGTGCTGGATGCTCCGGCGCTGTATGTCCGGCCGACAAATGGCGGACAGGTGTACAGCCTGGAACCGATTGACGGTGCGACGATCAAGCGGGTGATTGATGATCATGGCCGCACGCCAGCACCACCAAATCCGGCGTATCAGCAGATTCTCAAGGGTGTGCCTGCCGTTGATTACACGCGGGATGAGCTGATCTACAAGCCGCGCAACCCGCGCACGCACAAGCTGTACGGCTACTCGCCGGTAGAGCAGATCATCATGACGGTGAACATCGCGCTGCGCCGCCAGATGAACCAGCTCAGCTACTACACCGAGGGTAACGTGCCAAACACGATTTTCCGTGTTCCGGCCAGTTGGAACCCAGACCAGATCGAGCGATTTCAGCTCTGGTGGGACTCCATTACTACAGGTCAGAGCAAGCATACCGGTCGGTTCATTCCGGAAGGTCCAGACCCGATCGACACCAAGCCTGCTGCGCTCAAAGACGATTTTGATGAGTGGCTGGCGCGAATTGTGTGCTTCGCGTTCAGCGTATCGCCGACGCCGTTCATCAAGTCGCAGAACCGGGCTACGGCAGACAACGCCAAGGAACAGGCGCTGCAGGAAGGGCTGGCTCCACTGATGAAGTGGATTAAGGGTCTGATTGATCTGGTGATTGTCCGCCATTTTGGCATTACCGACCTGGAGTTTGGCTGGGCCGAGGAGGAGGCGCTCAATCCTGTTGATCAGTCCACGATCCTGGATAAGAAGGTTCGCAACGGCACCATGTCGCGCAATGAGGCGCGTGCGATCGATGGCCAAGACCCGGTTGAGGATGGCGATGTTCTGCTGATCTACACTGCAGCCGGGGCCGTGACGGTTGATAGTATTCTGAACCCGCCACCACCACCGCCAGCGCTTGCGCCATTCGCGGGCGGCAATTCTGGGGATGACACGCAGCCTGACGATGATCCACCGCCGAAGGGAGAAAAGGACAAGCAGCCAGACGGCAAGCCAGGCGATGCCGACAAGGTGGCCAAAGCAAAAAAAGCACTGCGCCCTATCGACCGCGACCGCAAGGAGGTGACCGAGCAGCGGGATACGTTGAAAAGGGCGCTGCAGGATCTGTTCAAAGCTCAAGCGCCAATCATTGCTGCTCAGGCGACTGCCAGCATGGGAAAGGTGGAAAAAAAGCGCCAGCCATCTACTGAAGGCAGCCACCTCGACCTTGATTTCTCCGGTTGGGATGACATCGTTTCCCACGCCAGCTATGTGTTGACTGCGGTCGGCAAAGATGGTGTTGGCCAGGCGCGCACTCAGATCGATATGGGTGTTGATGATGACGCGCTAAATCTGGCAAATGATCGCGCCACTGCATATGCCGATGAGCGTGCCGCTGAAATGGTTGGCAAAAAATGGGTCGATGGTGAACTGGTTGATAACCCCGATGCGCAATGGGTGATCACAGACAGCACCCGCACCATGATAAACGCCCAGGTGCAGCAGGCCATGGAGGAGGGCTGGAGCAACGACGAACTGGCTGAGGCCATCCAGGACGGTTATGCATTCAGCGATGAGCGCGCCGAAATGATTGCTCGTACCGAAACCGCCAATGCTGATGTGCAGGGCAATCTGGCTCTGTACAAAGAGAGCGGCATGGTTAGCGGCAAGCAGTGGCTGACGGCCCCGGACTGCTGCGAAGAATGTCAGGATCTGAATGGCACGGTGGTTGGCATTGATGACGACTTTCCTGGCGGTGATGCGCCGTTGCACCCTAACTGCCGCTGTGACGTGCTGCCGGTGCTGGATGATGATGGCGACGACGACCAATGACCCGCCCATGTGGCGGGTTTTTTATTTGAGGATTCGTGATGAAACTCTTTGCTGAAATCAGCAAAACCGAGGAGCTGGATGACGGCACCATCAAGGTGTGGGGCTATGCCAGCTCTGAAGCGGTGGACTCTGACGGCGAGACCGTTTCCGCCGATGCTATGAAGGCGGCGCTGCCGGACTACATGAAATTTGGCGCGGTGCGAGAAATGCACCAGGCCAAGGCGGCTGGCACCGCTATTGAGGCCAACGTCGAGGATGATGGTCGGACATACTTTGGTGCTCACGTGGTTGACAGTGAGGCCGTGAAGAAAGTGAAGTCCGGTGTGTATAAGGGCTTCAGCATTGGCGGCAAGGTCACTGAACGCGATGAGCTGAACAAGGCGCTGATCAAAGGGCTGAAGCTGGTCGAAGTCTCGCTGGTTGATCGCCCTGCCAATCCGGAAGCGGTATTCACCTTCTACAAAGCGGACATGCCCGACGATCCCGTGCCAGTACCAGCCATCGACCAGTTGGCCGATCTGCTGAACAAAGGACAGATCACCCCCGAAGCGCTTCTCGACCTGGCAAAGGCGGTTAAGCCAGTCGAGCCCGAGAAGATTGCCAAGGGCATGTATAGCGTCCAGGACTTCGCCAGCGTCATTGCCACGCTAGGCTGGCTATGCCAGTCCTCGCAGGATGAAGCTGACTGGGAAGGTGACGACAGTCCGGTGCCGGCTCAGCTGCGCGCTTGGTTCGCCCAGGGTGTCCAGATCTTCAAGGACATGGCTGCCGAAGAGGCTGACGAACTGCTGGCCGGTCTGAAACAGCAAGCCGGTGACGTGGATGTGATTGAAATGGCCGCTCGTGGAAGTGATCTGGCTAAAGGCGGGTCAAAGTTCAGCAAGGACAGTAAGGACAAGCTGGCAAAGGCGCATCAAGCGATCAAAGACGCCTCTGACCACCTGGCGTCTACTGGATACGATAAGGATGATGGAGACGATGACGGAAAGGACAAGGGCGATACCGATAAGGCGGCTGGTGCTGGCGATCTTTCTAAGGTTGCTGGTGAGCTGGACTTGGCCAAGGCCGACCTGGCGAAAGTTGCCGCAGAGCGTGACGCCCTGCTGAAGCGCGTCACTGAACTCGAGTCACAGCCCGCGCCAGGCAAGGCGCTGCTGAAGTCGGTCGGAAAATCGGAGGATGTCGGTCAGACGCTGAGCCACGATGCGGGGCCGGTCAATAAAGCCGATCCGGTCATTGGTGCCGATGGCGGGGAGAATGATGCCGCAACCCTGATCAAAATGATTCACCGTTCTGGTGGTGTTCGCGCCAGCATTTAACCCAACCAAGCAACACAGATAGCCCGCCACGTGCGGGCTTTTTCTTTTTCTGCGCCACCCAGACGGGTGGCTTTTTTTTGGAGAGAACCCGAATGGGCGCAAACACTACCGCTGAAACCCTGGCGCTGCTGAAGGTAGCGCAATCTCAGCCTGACGAACTGCTCAAATCGTTTGTGCAGCCAAGCTCTGCCACCACCGGCCTGCAGGCATACAACCTGGAAGCGCCGTCCAAGAAGCTGTACCCGGTGCTGACTCCGTTGCGCAATGCGATTGCCCGTATTGGCGGCGGCTACGCCAGTCAGGCTAACTGGAAAGCCATCACCAATATCAACGTTGGCAACGTGCGCGCAGGCGTGTCTGAAGGCAAGCGTGGCGGCGTTATCACCCATGCTCAGTCTGAGTACTTCGCGGCATTTCGCGGATTTGGCATGGAAAACAATGTCACCTTCGAAGCTGGCTATGCCGCGAAGAACTATGAAGACGTGAAGGCACTGGCTGTCCAGTCCACTCTCGAATCGACCATGATTCAAGAAGAGCGCCTGATTTTGGGTGGCAATACCTCCGTAGCCCTGGGCACCACTCCAACACCGACGCTGGTTGGCAGTACCACTGGCGGTGCTCTGGCAGCCGGAACCTGGTCTGTCATTTGTGTGGCCCTGAGCCTGCAGGCCTATCTGGATCTGGTTGGTGTCAATAACGGTTCCATTGGCTCGTACTTCAGCGCAGCTGCTGCGCAGGTTCCGGCGCAAATCACCCGAACCAATGCCGATGGCACTACTGACACCTTCGGCGGCGGCTCGGCGCAAAAGTCTGCCAACGGCACTGTGGCCACCACTGGCACCACCGGGTCGATTGCTGCATCTGTCACCCCGGTAAACGGTGCAGTCGGCTATGCGTGGTTCTGGGGTGCGGCTGGAGCCGAAGTTCTGGGCGCAGTGACCAGCATCAACTCTGTTGTGATTGCCGCGACTGCAGCCGGTACGCAAACTGCTGCCAGCCTGCCTTCTGTTGATAGCTCTACCAGCTCGCTGGACTTTGATGGCCTGTTGACCCAGGCATTCAAGAGCGGCAGCAACGCCTACATTTCGGTACAGGCCACCGGCACAGCTGGCGTCGGTACGCCGCTTACCTCTGACGGAGCGGGTGGCATTGCTGAGTTCGAACAGGCATTCGTGTATTTCTACAACCGCTATCGCCTCTCCCCGACAAAGATTTATGTGTCGAGCCAGGAGCTGATCAATATCACCAAAAAGATCATCGCTAACGGCGGTGCACCGCTGCTGCGACTGAATGCCGATGCAGCCAACCCTGGAACCATTCAGGCCGGTACCGTGGTTGGTAGCTACCTGAACAAGGTGATGGGTGCGAATATCCCGGTTGTCGTTCACCCGAACGTACCGGCCGGCACGGTCTTCTTCTTTACTGAAAAGCTGCCGTATGCCCTGAGCAATATCAGCAATGTGGTTCAGATGCTGATGCGCCAGGACTACT